ACCTTCTCGTTGTCTTGAAACACCAGAGATATTACCCATTTCTTCTTTTAAGAAGTTAAGTACCATCATGTTTTGCTGTAGGTAATTACCCATATCAAAATTCATAGGGCTTCTGTTAGCGTTAAGATTACCTGCTAATCTACCAGTAGCTTGTCCTTTTTGACCTTCTTTAAAACTATCAATAGGTAACCATCCCATTCTATCTGCATAATACAATACATCCTCAATCTCCATACCTTCAGGAATCATAGCCAAATCTAAATAACCAATAGTACCTTTATGTTTAATAATAGTTTCCCATTGCTTATGCATCATAAAATTATAATAGTAAGCATACTGTTTTAATCTACCCATAAGAGATGTTGTTGGTTCTCCATCCACCGTATAATCACCACCAACATAAGGACATAATGTACCTGTAGGATTTGACATCCCATAAGCTTTTACTGGAAATGGTCGCATTTTGCAATAAATATTTTCTCCAATGCGTGTACCTTCCCACCAATCAGTTGCCCAAATATACTTTTCTATTAGTTCTCCTTTTTGTACATTAGCAATATAAAACTCATCAACCCACTTATAAAGCTCATCACCTGTAGTTCTTTCATAATATTTACATTTACCAATCTTACGGTAAGACCTCCACACTACTCTAGTTACAAGTACAGAACCATCATCATCTACAAACCTCAATAATTTATTGCTATCTACCATATCAGAAGCTACCATTTTACCGTTTGTATCAGTAGCCATACTAAATGTACCAGCCATTAAGTGAGGTTCTTTACCTTGAGCAATATCTCCATCATCACTGTAAGAATCTATTTGACCCATGTTTTCAATCTCCGTAACCTCTTTATCTTTAAGGTCATCAAAATACATATCAATTACAGAACCTTTAGAATGATATCCCCATTCAATAATTCTATCGGCTTCAGTAATGTCTGGAGAATATCCTTTACGTACAACTACTACATTGGCAGGATTACATTTACGTACTCTAGGGTCACCACCTACAATATCAAGTGCATATACTTCTCTACCACCTACAAGCCCATCTAAGAACCCCATATTCCACTTATACTTCATGTTCTCTTTCTCAATCATATGATTAAGTAAGTGAGTTGCTTTACGTTCTCTTATGTCTTGATACTCAAACTTCAAATAACTATCAAATTCTTTAAGTTTTCTAGCAACTTCTTCTTCAGATAAACCAGAAGTTACTATTTCCATAAGCTGCTTACGTATCATTTCCGTAATAGCTTTTTCTTTTTCTGAAACAGCATCATCATTAATTACTTTAACTTTCCAATCAAAGCGTTTTTTCATTTCTTCTCCCACAAGAAGATTAATTTTACTGTTTGCAATCGGATAATGTTGTGGTTTAAAAGGCATGTCGTCACCTGCAATCCCATAAGGATCACACATTTCCATCATGTCATTAATGTCCAACGTATTGTTGTACAAATCCATGTTGGTACGTATAGCTTTATAGTCGGAATTAAATGCGTTACTATAAATACCATCATCACAAGCAGACTTTACACATTCTTCTGCCCACTTTTGATTTTTTTGTTTTTCATTCTTCTTTTGTGAAGGGAATGTTCCTGCTGTTAAACTCATGTTCGTCTTTGTCTTATTGGTCTTTTATGGTTATGCTCAGATCCAGAGCTTACAAATCTATCGTTTAATGACTTTTTTGTTCTTAAAAAGAAAGGATCTATTGTTTTTTTACTATTATTTTTACTATGGTCATCAAGGTCTGTTACACCAAACTTTTCTAAGTCTGCCATATATATTAATACCATTCTTAACGCAGCAATCCTATCGTAGTTTCCTATTTCAGGATCGTATGCAATTAATTCTTTTAACATTCCTGGAGATACTATAGTTCTATAATTACGTTCACCTTCTTCTTTAGCATAAGCTGCTTCCATAAGATATGAACGTATTAAACTATTACCCCAATTATTTACTGATTTAGTCGCAGTAGTTCCTTTAGCAGTATTACCAAACCCTATCTTTTTAGTAATCTCCATATCCCGTAAGATTCCTGGAGTATCACATAACATATAAGTAGCTTGTATTCTATCAAAGTATTGAAACATACCTTTCTTGTTATTCTCGTAGTTAATTCTTGCATTATAATACTTAGCAAGACGATAACATACTTCGTAAAATTCTTCTGCTGTATTTGGTCTACCCGTATATTCAGCTACAATACGTCTAGTTAATCTGTTAGTAACCAGTATACAACCTAACGAAGGACCACCTGCAATATCATCATCGTAAGGGTCAACTCCACATACATAAATATTAGATTGTACTCCTCCATCTCTTTCAATAGGATGTTCAAATATTTCTACACAACCCTCAAGTCCTTTGTTTTCAATTATAGGATATTGTCTTACAGGATAATTATCACTTAACTTCCATGCAATCTTACCAGATTCTACTGTAAGTTTTACTTTCCAAGTAGCATCGGTGTATTGTTTAGGGCTAGTTTCTACGTCTGAAAGATGTATTGTAAGGTCTGCTACATTAAATAAAGAACCTTCTTTACGCATACATGCCTCCTGCGGTGTAATAGACCTATCGGCTTTTTCTTGTGTAAGTGCGTTAGGATCTTTAGAACTTTTCTTAATAACTTCTCTACCTGCAAATGTTTCTATAAGTGCGGCTATTACATCTGAATTACCATTAGTGTCATAGCAACCCTCTCTACTCATATATTCAGGGCAGTAATAACCACATTGAGCACCTTTAGCTACTTTTTTATCAAATACATTAGGAATACCTAACATATTAAACGTAGATGGACTATAAAATGCTTCCTTAATACCATCAAAATCAGCTCCAGCGGTCCCACCAGTACCCCAAGCTACAATTACACCAAATACACTATTTCCTTGCTCTACAGAAGGTCTAGCAATACCTAATGTAGTTTTAAAGTGTGGAAACTTACCTGACTCTTCAAATAATACTAACTTAGCACGTTTACCCCTTGCTCTTTCAGGATCACCACCAGTAGTTACACCAATAATTTCAGATAATATACCTCTTTCTGTTTTAGTTTTAGGGTCTTTATAAGATGCTTTCTTATGGTCTTTTCTATCTTCGTAATCTCTTGATTTACGCCACGGAGTATTATTATCAATAAAGTTAAGTATATCCCAAGCTTTGTTGAGTATACCATCACCTAATAAATAATCTCCTGAAGAAGCAATAGCTACTGAATTACTACCTTTGTAATGGTAATAATTACGTGTTAAACTAGAACCTCCTTTATAACTATAACCTCTACCACGACTTTTTAAGTTAACTACATGATGACCATTCTGCTCTGCTTTTTCAATGTAATGAAACCACAAATAATCACTATCCCATGTGCGTGGAAAATCTCTCTTACGATCTGCTTTACGCATCTTCGTAACACTTTTAACTTTCTTTTGTTCTTTTGTTTTAATGTCCTCAGTAATTTGTATAGGACTATAATTTAAATACCAATAATGATACCCAGTAATCCACTCACCATCAGACTCTCTTGTATAACCATCTCTACAACGAATTTGTTCTTCTCTCCAGAAACGCATATACCTACTACCTTGATACCTATTGGGAGTTATATGAGTATATACACCATGCTTCTGAAAGTATAGTGCTCTTTCTCTAAAGTAATCCATATCAACCAATACGTGAGGATCAGTTATATTAACATCTATCCTACCATCAGAAGTCTCTTCTCGTTCATCATAGCTGTATGGTTCATCCCACCTCTTATAGTCGCTTAAACGTCTTCTATTCTTCTTAGTTTGATTAAACAAAAAAGGTATATCACGTACAGCTTCTAAAACTTCAGCACGAACATTATCATCCTCAATGGAATTAATCTTCATCATACTATCAAAAGATAGTAAATCTAAGAAGGGTATCTCAGAGGTTTGTTTCTTCATCTTCAAATTCAGCTTTTTCTCTACCTGCTTGTAATTCTAAATCCTCATCCATCTCAGTCATAACAAGTCTTTGTGTGGCTTGTAAGGCTTTAATAAGATTAGGCATATCTTTTAACATCATCTGAATTTTCTTCGGGTCATGTATGGGTTTATTACTTTTAAAATCTCTTTCCTCAAGATTAATGTTATCTAATAATTTATCTAGTTTTTTTTGAGCTTTAAGAGCACTTTCTAATGAGTTCATAGAAGGAGTTCTACTCATTGCTTTGTACTTTTCCATAGCAGCTAATACAAATTTATCAGGTTTCCATTTAGAGTTGTGAGGCATAATATCCAATAATATCTCAACTACTCTACCCTCTTCTTCATGTTGTATATAAGGAGATCTAACATCTACTAAAAAGAATATCAAAGACATCTCATCAACAGCTAACTCTACATTAGGTAATCTATTTTTCCACAAAGCTTTAAACTCCTTAATAGCTAATACTTGTGGAGCAAATTCAATACGACCT